GTTTTACAATTGCACATGTCACTTGGTAGACCACATGCAGAACACATAGTCATGTCCTCAAACTTCTTTGCCCTTGCGAGCAAATTCGTCTGTTTAGACTTGTGTTGCCTGCTCAAATGCACAACAGCTTTCAAATATGAATTAAGTGACATTTTTGAACAAACAATTTTATTACCTTCATCGTCCACATATTCAACAATCCTTTGAGTAAAAGGATGTTCGGAGGGTTTGCTTGATGGTAAAGGTATAGTCTCTTCGATGTCCAATTCCCATACATCTTGTGTCAAATCACTCTTATTCAGATCGGGGTGATTTGTATTCAAACTAACACCTCCTTCAACTTGATACTTCGACTTGATGTGTGTTCGGACAGAATAGAACCGTCGAAGTGTCGATGATAAACAATTTGTGTAAGACCCAAAGTCTCCATGAATGTGATTAGACGTCAAAACTCCACACTTGAAAGTGATGAAAACTCTTCCCTTTTCGTTAAGTTCAGCTTTGACAGCTTGCGCTGACATGTTATTGAACATACGAATCACGAGATCAGTGATGGCTTTTGTTGCAAAATTACTTTTGACATTACCAACATCATCACTGTATATACCTTCAACATCGTTTGTGTATGTGGAATCATAAGCATCTTCCATGCTGTAAGTGATAATTCCTTCTTTGGCTGTACTGTAATCCATTGCATTCAATGAAGTTTTCATTGTTAATTGCGATAATGAAGATTTCCCCACACCTGAGGGACCAGTTACCAACCATCCCATTGGTTGGAATCTAAGTCCAGTGTTCCTCTTTTTCGCAATCAACCTCTCTTCAATTGCAACTAAGGTTGAATATTTGTTTTGCAGCCAAGCAGCTGTTGGTCCAGTAGAACGAGCTTTCTTCAATGCTATCACTTTCGTGATACAATCAGCGACCTTCCTTTGAAATTCATTTAGATCATCAACGTCTCCCGCACACGCAGTGTCAGCGTATGCGATGACGTAATCACAATCATCATTGAATTTACTTATTTCTTGATCTGCATAAAGCATTGGCGCCA